AGTAGGCTCTTGGCGAACATTGTTAATGAATAAGTCAATACTCTCTGCGCTTGATACAGGATGTGTAAGCGTTAGGCTTGTGCCTGTTGCACCAGTTAAGTCCTGTTTAGCAGGGATGCTACTGTACCCTTGTACAGCTTGATTACCTACATAACCCATCAGTTACTCCTATGTACTGATTGCGTCAACAGCCGATACCCATACATCAACAGATGATGCTGTATCTGACTGCACATAAAGCCTGTCACCTGATTGAACTACAATCTTTGCACCACCATCCATTATCTGCAAAGCACCGCCAGCCGCTATAGGCGCACCTTTGACAAGGTAAATATTGTTAGTGCCATCATTAATGTACACATCAACATTCACCGCATTAGTGGTAACGTTAGTGCAGTGAATACCAACCAACGTGTCAAAGCTGTCAAAGTTTGCACCGTCTGGTATATCTGCCGCCGCAGTACCTACTGCGTTTAATGTGTAACGTCTAAAGTTCTGTGCCATTGTTTATCTCCAAACTATAGGGCAATACTCATTGCGATCGAAAAGCCAGCCGTGGCAAAGCCAGTTGTGCTTGTAACAACATCATCCCATGACGCACCGTCATAAACCCTCATTACGTTTGATGTTGTGTTAAAATAAAGATCGCCAGCTTCTAATGCTGAACCATCTGGGTCTGTCGTAGGGTCTGATGATTGTGGGCCATGATATTTATTATCAAAGTCAGAAGCACTTGCGGCGGCTTGCTCTGCCCAATACTTTGCAGAATAAAGACTACCTGATACTGCTGTATTAGATGAGTATGAGCCACCACCACCTAACGCCCACTGCTTTGCAGAACCGTTAGTGTTACCAGCTTGTGAGCCAATAGCGTATTCTTTTGCTGAGAACTCTGTGCCATCACAAGTGTTAGTGGTATCTGTTGCCCATTCTTTTGCAGAGCCAGAACCAGATGAATCTGTTACACCAGTGCCACCTGTTGCCCATGCTTTAGATGAGTAGCCAGTGCCTGCTACAATACCATTGGTTTTAGTAGCCCACTCTTCAGCTTCATCCTCGCTTCCCTGAGCATCTGTAGCACTAGAGGCCGATGCAGTGGCACTTGCCGCACTAGCAGTTGCACTTGTTGCACTTGCTGTAGCACTTGTTGCGGCATTAGTGGCTGATGTTGCCGCAGATACGGCATCTACAACCAATGTAAAATGAGCTGTATCTGTAAGCAAATCGCCTATAGCAGAGTCGGCAATACAAATATACACATTGTTTAACTGTGCAGTAGTGCTGGACTTAACCAAGTCATGTTTAACGTATGCGGCTGTAGTTGATGTTGTGTCTGTTCCTTGGAATGTACCAATAGTAGTAGTAACCGTAACAGCACCGTTAGCATCAAACGATAGAAACTTGTTCGCTCTGCTTGCTGATGAAGGTAAGGTAATTGAGGAAGCGGTATCAGAATCTGACAGCTTCATTGTACGGCTAATCTTAGTTTCCAACTCTTGCTCAATAGCAATAATTTTATCTAAGTCAGTGTTTAATGCTGAGATATTAAAAGGGCCTGACGTTGGAAAGTCAGTAGTTCTAGCTACAGGAATATCTCTAAATACAGTAAAAGTATCAGTTCCCGAGCCATAAGTATCACCAAGAGTGATATATCCACCAGAAAATCCATCATCTACAGCAGTTCCTACAACAGCAAAAGTTCCAGTGCCTGTACCTCTAGACAGTGAGGTATCTACACCAGCCGCAGTTGTAAAAATAACATTAATGTCATCTAAATCAAAGAATGGAAAATCAATCGTTAACTGCGTTGTGTTGGCAGTTACCGCTTGGGTATATTGAACTCTAGCGTCATTGTCTGCAATTTGTATAGTAGCCATACTCTATCTATTCCTTATTCATGTTTTCCTGTCTATTCACATTACCTTCCCCAAAAACTCCATCATATATTGGGTCTAAGTAAAATAAATTGCCTGTTGGAAAGAAAAACCTAGAGTTTCTTAGGGTTTTTTCATCTGCATTAAATGTAATAACATCAGATGCAACATCTGCCATGTTAATTAAATTACTTGCTGTAGGCCCTGCAACTGCACCAGCCTTCGCACCAAAAGGCATTTGGTACTGCGGTTGATCAGTAAAGAAAGGACGCATACCTAATTTATGGTCGCTAATTTTTTCTATAGCATTATTAACATCTGTAAACCATCCACCTATGCCAGACCTGTCAATTGCATTTATTAGCTTTGTTCCAACATCTTCATCAGAATTTATACCATACTGTAATCTTTTGACTTCATTTATAATCCCAGCTAAACCTACAATTAAAAATGCACCCTGCCAAAAAGCACCATCTTTCTCTTGCAAGCCAGCAGTAAGCATTCTTACCATAGCCCCCTGACCATAAGATTTAAACTGAGTAAGCATTGAGCCAAACTCAGTAGATGTCCACAAAGCTCTGTCACCAGCCCCAGGTGTTATGATTATACGCTCTACGTTTTGATTTAAAGCGTTTCTAAACTTCAATCTCATTGTGGCATCAGTCCATGCTTCTGACTCAGGCAACCATTCTTTGCCTTCTTGTTTACCAAACTGACGTATTTGCTGTTGCATACGCATGTGGTCTTGCTGGCCAATGCCATTCTTTAAAAACTTTTCTTGGTCTGCTTTTGTTAATTTTGACCAAGGTTTCATTAAACCTTCAGTCATTCTTAACATTGTCATGTTACCAGCCATTTCTTTAAGTGCCTGATTCCATATATTCAAACCATTAAACAAAAAGAACATGCCAGTTGCTTGATTTAGTTTTCTCTCAATAGTGTATCTTGAGCCAAACAAATCACCCAAATCAGACATGGCGTGGCTTCTTAAGCCAAGAGTTGCATCTACAGCAATAGCCGCTTGGTCTAATTCTTTTTTACCTAATTGACGAATTAGCTTTGATTGTCTGTTAAATAATGTAGAAAAACCTTTTGAATAAGCATTCTCAAAACCTTCAACCATAACAAGTCTAGCAACATCAGGAACAGAGGACACAACAGCACTACCCATTCCAGCAAGTGTATTGATAGATTTCATGTTTCTAACAAATCTGCTAGACAAAGCATGAGGGTCTTTAGATGCACCGTATGTGCCTCGCAATCTGTCACGCAAACCACGAACATCACGAAGGTCTGCTTCCATTGCCTTTTCTAATTTAACAATGTCAGCTTGGTTTCTTGTTGCTCCCACAGAACCATAATCATCAAACTTTTTATTAAAAACAACAATTTGGTCATGTGAAAAGGTTTCTTCTAGTATTTGATGACGACCACCTTTTCCTGCAATATTTGAATATTCATCCATTATCTTTAATGGGCTAAGTTTGCCTTTGGTTACTTGGTCAAAATCATCTAAGCCAAAATTTATTGAAATAGAATCGTGACCATTAGATTCTGCCCACTGACGCAATTGCTTCATATACGATTGTCTTAAAGAAGAATAATTTCCAGCAACTTTATTGTAACCAGAATCAAACTCTGCAAACCATTCATCAGTAAGTTTTTTGTTTTCAGCTAAACTTTTTTCTGTACCAAGATTTTTTCTTTTTTCTGCCATAGCAGACATAAAATCATCATAGGCTTTTTTAACGGCTTGGAGTTCGTCTGCGTTTAAACCAGCCTGTCTAAACAAAGCCATAAGTTCATCATCTGATGTAATTTTTAATGGATTTTTTAGAGTAATATCTACTTCATCTACTTGTTTACCAAACCTAGATGCTGTTTTTGCATTTGTTGCAAAATAAAAACCGTCTCCTAAAGCAGACTCTTCAAAACTAACCTTACCCTTACCACCACTTCCTCTGTGAACTTTTACAGAGATACTTTGACCAGTAACCATGTTGTCAATTTTTTCAGACACTTTACCCATAAGTCTATTATATTCTTGAGTAATGTCATCTAAAACGCCTGACATACTAACATCGCCATATTTGCGAGTCAGTTCGATATCCATACCCATAGTCTTTACATGATGACGCAGAAGTGTTTCTACATCATTCTCTAGAAACTCTTCTAACAAATCATCAGGAATGTCTAATGTTCTAGCTTGTGCGCCAGATGGCGTTTTAATCCAATCAAGATTATCGCTAACACCCTCTAAATCTACATAAGGCCTTCTGTGCGTAACAGTATCTAATACATCATTGGCATAAGATTTAGCCGCTTGTGCATCTAATCGTAAGCTTCTTCTAGCATAGCTTTCGACAATAGATAAAAAGCCTTGTTGATTATCCATAATTTTATCGACACGATATATCCTTGGAAGATAGCTTACAGAATTGTTGGCAGTAACGCCTTGCTCTCTAAGCTTCTTTAACTTTTCAGTTAGTTCGGCTTTGAGACTTGGTTCTACAGCTTCATCTATTTGTTTTTGCAACTCACGCTCAAACAACCTTACAGATTCAGCTTCTTTTTTTATAAAGTTAAAAGTCTTTCTGTATTCTTTTGCGGCTTTTGTTACAAAAGGTGATGCCGCATCATTCATTTCGTCTACATCACCTCTACGCATAGCCATGCTAACACGATGCCTAAACTGAACCTCACCTAATGAATCTCCACCTTTTACTGTATCTGTAACTTTTGTTTTCATCATAGTTATAGCACGACCAGCATCCGTTTTTGGTACAGAAATATTTCTATAGGCAAGATAAGCTTCATCAGAAGCCCTGACGCTATCTAATAGCTTTGACAAATATGTGGTTCTAAAGGTTGTTTCTACAGACTGATCCATTTCTAGCCCAAGGTCTGTAACCTTTTTTTGCATCATTCCACCAACATCAACCATGCCGACAGCAAGGTTTCTTACAAATGGATTTTCGCTTTTTAACATTCTGGTAACAGGATTCCATCCTACTTTTTCAATGCCAATACCAGTTTCTACTAAAGCTTCTTGCTCCATTTGAGCATAAGCGGCTTGTCTTGACTTTTCAGGACTTACACCAGCACCAGCGGGTCTGTATAATGCTTCACCCCCATCAGGAAATCCGCTTCCGTCAACAGTAACTTTGTCTGTTAATAGCTTTTGCTCTTGAGGAATAATCTTTGGTGATTTACCAAAAGCAACTGATAAACCACCACCTAACAAACTAGCACCTGTTAATATTATAGCAGTGTGACTAGTGTCTCTTTGTGTGTTTTGACTATCAATAAGTAATTGTTCTGGTGCAGTTAAAGCCGCTGTAAATGCAGAACCACCAACAAAACGTCTAGTTCTATTTGCAGATTGCAATACCTTTAAAGGTGCAATTGGAGCAAATGTCGTTGGCGTTGCCAACCCAGCAACCAATTGCTTGCTAACAGAGGGCGTAGAGTTCAAAAGCATCATATCTTCTGAATCTTGTTTCATTCTCTGATACAACAACATTGACTCTGCTGGTGACTTAGAATTTCTAAATCTCCAAGTGCCATCGCCACCTACTTTGCTAATTAACTCTTTATCTTGAAAAGGGTCGTAATCTGCTACAGGTTGATACTTTGAGTCAGTAGCACTAATCATTCTTACAAGAGAGGGAATAAAGTTATGCTGTCTAAAAGCAGCACCCCATATATCCCAGCCATCTTCATCAAAAACACGATAATCATATTCATCAGCTTCATTTAGCTTTGATGGTATTCTTTGACCATACTGTTCGCCATTACCGTAAAGCTGTGTGTATCCACCGTAAATATCACCGGAAGTAGGCAGTGTTTCAGATAAACCACTGTCTTGAGGTACTTCTGGAATATTAGGCTCTTCCATAACTTCTTCAGTTATAGGAAGCGTTTCTATTGTTTCAGCAGGAATATCTAAATCTTTAATAACTTCTTGTGGAGGCTGGGCTGTATCAGAAGTTGGGGCAGAACCTAAACCACCCTCTTCACCAGATATCATGGCTTGTTGTATGCCGTATTGCTTGTCTCTGGCTAACTCTCTTTCAAATTTTTTTTTTGATTCCACCTCTTCGGTAGTCATCCCAGCAACTAAATAATCAGCTTCGAGGTTTCTCCTCGTTCCATAATCATCTTGAAAGTCTCTGAGATTTTTTTCTGCGGCGTTCCAATCACCAGATGTAACTTGTCTCCAATAATTGGGAGTTTCAGTTTCCAGATTACCATACTGGAAAGCAACAGATGCAACTGCCGTAGCTTTATTCATTGGCAGCTTAGAAAAGTCCTCACCAGTAGTTTCTTTCCATCTTCTTGATAAAGTTTCTGTAGCTTCTTTTTTAGCAAAATCGTTTATTATATTAGACTGAGTATTACTGACTTTAAGATTAGATGCGACTTCTGATGCTTCTGCACCTTTTAAGCCAAGAAAAGGCTGAAGAAGGTCTATGATATCTTGCGGCAAACCTTTTAAATCTTCTAAAGACCTTGCACCTAAATCAAATCCGCTTGCAATCGTAACGCCTGATTTACTTTTATCAGCATTAGGTACATAGCCCTTTAGTTTGTTGCCTTCACGTTCAGCAATAAATTTCCAGTCAATGTTGCTCATTTTACCAGCCTAACTGACGCCATAGGTCAATCATGTCCATAAACTCATTTACCTCAGTCTCTGTAAGAGACGCTTCATCTAAATAGTTCATTTTATATCCCCCAAATGTTTGGTTATATATTCCAATCAAACCATTTAAACTTCTGTCGTTTCTTCTTCTTTCAACTTGACGAAACACAGAGTTAATCATTGTTTGATCCATGACGCCAATAGCAGACCAAACACGTTTTGAACGCTCAGATGTTAATGAAGAAAGAGCCTTGCTGTAAGCAGACTGACTTAAATCATCCCCAAAAGCTTTTGTGTTCTTAAAATTAAAGCTATATGCTGGGAAAAGTTCACGAACCTTTCCATAGCTATCTTTCAAAACTACTGCATAGGTAGGTTCGCCACCGTATGTTTCGTTTGCTATATAGTGAAGAGTAGGCCCTGATCTACCGCCAGCAACCATGTCTTGACCAACATTAGCAAGCTCTTCTCTCAGTCTTGGTATTTCTTTAAACAACTCAGGATTAGCAAAAATCTTATCTTTGATATCATTGTCAATATCTTCAGGCTTTAGATTAATTCCTGTATTGCCAGTTGTTGCTTGTGCAACACGCAATATAGGGTCTTTTCTTAACTCTATTTCACCTGTATCTGGATTTTTCTGAAAGCCAACTCTTTTACCAACTTGACCTAAAACATCCCTTATAACTTCTGTTGGCACAGACATTGGATGTTTCATCATCGTGTTATTAAACATTTCTTTTATAGTACGTTCAATAACAGGGTCTGCAATAATAGCATCTTCAATGTTTATTGCGCCAGCTTCACCTGCCATTTGATAAAGCATTTGATTATCTTCTTTTGTAATACTCGGCTGAAAAAATTTAAGAAAACCTTTTGCTTGAACAGCTTCAGTAAACGCATCTTCAAATATGGTATCAAAATCTTGCCCACCATATTTCTCATTGGCTACGATACCACTTGCATTTCTGTTCATGTTTGGTGCAACAGAATATGCTTTCATAGAATTTTCAATGCCTACACGATCAACCGCCCTTAAAAACTGAACAGTATCCATGTCTAAGTTTCTGTAAAACCTAGCTTCTACAAACTCCTCACGCTCATCTTCATGCTTTGCACGAATAGCTGACATGGTTTGACCCATTATTTGCAAAGCCCTATTTGCGTTCTCAGGGGTATTCTTAGCGTTCTTTAATATAACCTCTGCGTCTGGATGCAAAAGGCCGTCTGTCTCAACTGCAAATGCGGCTACAGCATCAACACTAGCTGTATAAACAGCTTCGTCATCTGATAACAAATTAAAGTCAACTAGTGAGCCATTAACAATTACTTTATCAAAGCCGTTAGCTTCTACCATTGCAGCCATTTCTGATGAATTTGGCATAATATTATTAAGGGCTTTATCTGTTCCTAATTTAGCAAGCTTTAAATTATCAAAACGTGTTTCATATAATTTGTCATAAGCTTCTACTAAGTTTATGTACTCTTTTCTAGTTGAGAAGTAAGCACCTTCCCCAATAACGCCTTTTGCTTCTAAACCAGCAATGTATGTTTCGTTAGCGTAGTAACGTGGAGGGTGTGTAAAGCTAGACATTGGGCCTAACTCACTTTGAATAAAGGAACCCCGTTTCATTCCTCCTTGCGTTAAAAAATATTGTTCTGTTTTTGCAAACTCAGCCCTAGCTTCAACGCCAAGCTTATAACTGTCAGAACCTAATGCATTTTCATCTACAAGACTATTAATCAATCTCATAGACTTTTGAATACTATCAAAGCCAATTACTTCAGGATTTTGAAGGTCTGCTAAAGCGTTGTTGTACACAGCAGTATTGGCTGTCTCTAACTCAGAACTAATTTGTTTTGCGTTAGAAACTCCTAATGTAAATAAAGTTCCTTGTCTTGTTCCATCTAATTCATGGAAAGGATGCTCAGGATTATTTACAGCATCTCTAATATTAAACTTATTTAATATAATATCTCTGTAAAGACCGTGATAAATATTAGTAAGAAAATCTTTTTGCTCTTTTTGCTCTGCGGCAGATATTGCTACAAGCCCACTCATTGTAGTGTTTAACAAACTATTTACTGCCGAGTCATCAATGCCCTCTGATTGTGCCGCTTTCATCTTTAGGTCTGCAATTAACTCATAAGTAGCAGAAGTGCCATTAATTTCGAAAGAACGCTCTACAGCCGCTTGAAATGTTCTAGACATAACAACTGTGTTTTGTGTGTTTTCTAACTGTAGAATTTGCTTTTTAGATACACCATCAGCTTCAAGAGACTGTTTAATTTGGTCTTGTTCTTCAAGTATTTCTTGAATTAAAAGTTCTTGACCTTCTGCTGGCAAGTAATTTTCATCAACAGGACCTTTTGCAGTGTGTACACCCAGCTTTACTGCGTTAGCTTTAAATGCGCTAACATTCTGAGATACATTATATTCTTTAGCTTCTTTTTGTTGCTGGGCTAACGCTTTATTTTCCGCAATTGTGTATTCAGCTACAGCTTTGGGGGCTAAAGAAGAATAAATTTCCGGCTCAAGATTTTTTAGCTCTTGAAGATGTCCGTCTAAATTAGCTCTAATTTTATCTGGGTCATTAGGATTAGCATTAAATGATTGTTCAGCAGAAATTCTAATGTCATTAGATGCGGCAGAAACATAGCTAGTTATAGCAGATTGTTTGTATCTAGTAGCGACAGCTTCTTGGTCTTTTTTAGAAAACAAAGATATTTCTTTTCCATAATTCAAATTTGTCAAAGGAACAAGATTGTTATCTTTGTCGTATGTTACGCCAGCAGTTTTACCATCAATCTCAGCTTGACGAATGGCATCATTGTACTCTGATGTTCTAATGTCAGTACCAATATTAAATGCCATTTGACCAAGTTGTGTGTAAGCTTTTGCCGCTTCTTTAAAGCCAGACAAATTAGGCATACCAGTTGGTTGCGTAAATACTTTTCTTCCTGACGTTGGTTTAAATGCCATTATGTTTGTCCTACGCCCTTATTAATACTATAAGCTTGCCCAGCGGCCTTACCTAAAGCGGCTGTCATTGTAGCCTTGCCAGAAGCTCTAGAACCAGCCGCACTAATGTCGTATTTTCTACGGTTAGACATTCCCATTAACTTAATAGACGAAATGTCTTTTTTCGCTATATCAATCTCAGATTTTTTGATTGCACCAACAGATGCTGAGGTTCCTAAAGCAACTCCTTGTGCAGACATAGACGTACCTAAAGAAGCTAGTTGCTTTCTAAGTTGAGTACGTCTTTCTTCTTCTTGTTGACGAGCTTGAATAGAAGCCATTTTAGCCTGTTCTTCATAAGCTTTTGCTTCCATTTCACTAGCGGCTTTAGCTTGACTAGCACCAGCTAGTCCAACTATGGCACCAATGATTTGCATTTCTACGCCCATTATACTTCTACCTCTAACAGAATGCCATTTAACGTTATAGGCAATGGCTCATCTTGGGTTAAAGTCACTGTACCCTCATTGCCCCATCCAAGCAAATACACTTCCTTTCGACCTGTTATTGAATCTGGTTGATTAGCAAAGTTATTTGTAACTCTTCTAATCAAAAGTGTAGTGCCTTTTGTTTTTACATTAAGAGTTTCGTTTAAATCCATAACGGCACGAACAACTCTTCTTTTTTGTCCAAAAGATATACCATCAGGAAGCTGAAACTCAGCAGGCAATGTTACTAGCTCTGGAGTATAGTTTAAGCCAACTTCAATATTATCAACAGCAGATGTAAGCGTAAAATTACCGCTACCATCTGTAGTGTATGTTCCCATTGAGTAGTTATCTGACTTCACAACAATTTGTGTATTTGGCAAATGAGCTACTGTCCAGTTTGTTTTAGCTGTACCATTTGTATCTTTAATACCGCTATCTGTATGATAGTCGTTATCTAATAACTCTAAAGATGTAAAAGTAGCACTATTAATAGTTCTTTCGCATACGCAATAAACTCTTCTGTTAACAACTACAGCATTTTTAAAGCTACCCTGTGTTGACCATTCAGCCCATCCCTGTAACTGCTCTTTACGAATAGACATAAATACAGGCATTTTACCAGCAGAGTTAACCAGATACATATATGCTTCCATTTGGTCTTCAGCTTCACGCTGAGATGCCATCTGGGTAGGTGTGCCAATAATATGTGGGGAGAGCAAAGTAAGAGCATCAGCATTGTATGCTTGGCTTACATCTGAATAGACAAACTCTCTAATAGCTCCTTTAGATTTGGTCAAAAACACCATAGCACCGTCAAACTCTACTGGTACTACATCACCGCTACCGTAAGATGTCTGTTTTTTTACTGATATAGTTGTTGGCGTTAATGGCTTATTTTCACTTGTAGGAACGTAAAGCTCTTGCTCAGAAGTAAATATACTTAAGTGTCTAAAAGAGCCAAGAGCCTTTATTTCTGATATTTGATTCTCAGCAATTTGTATTTGTATAGATTCATTATCCAAGCCTGTACCAACATCAAAGTTAAAAAACTCACCTGTTGTAGACATAAACAAATGGTTAGGTAAATCTCTAGACCCACCAAATATTAATCGCTGGTCATGGAAAGTAACGGAACGAGCGTAACCTCTTCTACTGTTAAAAACCTGTTCTTTCCAAGTGGTAACAGCACTAGAATTATGAGGAGCAGTATCAAACTTACCTGTAATAGTTGTTGAGCTTAAGTAAGCAATAACTTCTATATGATGAATTACATTATTTGAATCAGTAAATTCTATCTCTTCTCCTACCCAAGCAGAAGAAAAAATAGCTGTGCTAGCTGTTATAGTTTGATTATTAGTTGATGTGTTTGTTGGTGTAAGAGTTACAGCAGGGTCTGCAAATTTATAGTAAGGCTGATGAATAAATCCGTTTGATGTATCAAAAGCATAAGTTGCCAAACTAAAAGTAGACGCTGATGTTCTGGTCAGCTTCTGCATAGCTATATCTGGATGCACAATAACCATTGTATCACCAGACTGAGAGACTCTTAGCTCACCAATTTGAGATGTTGTCCAAGGACATGATGTAATTGTGTCGGCAATATTTGTAGGGTCAGAAACGTCTACTACATCTAAACGTGCATTAGAAAACAAAAGCACATAAGCTTCATCTTCATCAAAAATGTAAGTTTCTGTTTGGTATGGTATGTCAGATAATTCTTGCAGATACCGTAATCCACCTCTACGTCTAATACCGCCTTGAGATAAAATACGAAAGTTCTTTAGGCTTTTTACGCCATTCTTATATGCGGCTGAATCAACCCTAGAGGACAGTAAGGGTGTAATCTCCCCTGCTGTAAAGTTGGTGTAAAACTGACGTAATAGAGCCATTCATTATGTGCCTTCTATTTGCTGGTATGCACCAACTCTTGCTCTGCTGTAACGATTCAAGCGAATGCCTTGTGTAGTTACTTGCTGTGAGTCTCTAGCCTTAGCTCTTCTAAACTGTGCTTCTGCCAAGTTTGTGTAAGAAGTAGCAATATCACCTTTTCTAGTCACAGATAAAGCCAAAACAGATGCAAGTCTAAAAATAACCCACATAGTAAATGCAGGAGGCCAATACTGAGTCTCTGGTCTAAATATATAATTCAAGACCACATCATCAGCTACTTCGGCATTTATGTAAACATAACGCTCATAAATATCATAAGGCTGTGGAACATTATCTATAGTTACAGTAAGAACCTGTACTACAGGTGGGCTAGTAGGTAAATTATATGCCGCAGTCCATCTATCCAATGGTGCGGCTGTAAGTCTAGCTAATTGCTTCTGACCTGTTGCAAAGTTCCAGTTATGCTGTGCAAGACAGTCAGTAACCACATCCTCATATATTGTGTTAGCAACCAATGCTTCATCTGTAGCATCTGTAAATGAAGTCAAAGGCTCTAGTCCTATCAAGACCATAGCCTTTTGAGCAACCTCAATATCAGTGGATGGAGTAGTAGGCATTTAGTAGCCCTTCTTTTTGTTACCCATAGTTTTTTTGTCTTTAGAAGCGTTTAGACACTTACCAGCACCCTTACACTTTCCCGGATATGGACATGATTTACATGGGGTCATTATCTAGCTCCCTTTGCTCCACGAGGATTGTTTCTGCCGCCAGAAGACCTTGGCCCCTCATGCGAGGGCATTGATGTTTTATCATATCGAAAATCATCAGTTGGGCCAGTAAACATTTTTGCTTGGCCTTTTATTCCAGAATATTTTGTGTTTAGTTCATTGGCAGTTAAACCAGAAACTGTTCTAAAATTTGGAGATTTCATAGGCGCATTTGCAAACCCGCCTTGCTCAAGCTGTCTTTGATTTCGTTTGTTCATGATACTCCCTTTCCTAAAGTTACGCCCTTCCCAAAGGTTACTGTACCGTTAGATAGCTTTTTCGTCTTTGGGTTAGGTGAAGGGGCAGTTTTCACTGCCGCCTTCTTTGTTGGTGCTTTAGCCATTAGCGACTATCTGTTGTCATGCTAACAATGTCGCCTGTATCGACTACACCGCCAGAGTTAGAAACAACAGTAGCTAAACCAAAACCGTTTGAGGCATTGATAAAGATTACATCGCCAACATTGATTTCACTGGACTTGTTATTAAAGTAACCAGCCGCATCAATGGTATTCAGAGCATCGGCAGTAGATTTGTAATGCCAAATATGAAAGCCGTTGCCTGAGTAGTTGACTAAGGTGAAGTCTGCAATTACGAGTGCCATTATAACCTCTCCTTATTTCTTTAGCTGAAGTTCATAACATGCATCAGCGTCAATAAGTGTAGCATTCATTTGCATCTTATTCAGAACAAAGTATGCATCCTTATCGTTGTGATACTGCATGTTTGATGAAACATCTGCACCAATCGCATGACCAATCGATGAAGAGTGCCAAGCAAAACATTTACGGTCTACGTTACCAGAACCAGTTTCATCTAAGCCTGAGAACGGAAACCATGTAAAGCCAAGCCACTGCTTCGCAGTGATTGAGTTAGCAAATGGCAAGTTTTCTGTACCGATATATTCAGCACGTGAGAACTCATCAATGTCCATCAACTGTGACCAGTTTTCCCAACCTACAACACAGTAACGCTGACCATCATCAGGAACATCGTTGTTACCGAATGCTTCCATTAGGCTAAACGCCCATGCCAGTGTAATACCGTTTGTTGTTTCGTTTAGGTTATTGGTAGTTCCGTCCATAGCCGCAAGAATAAGCTCGTCTGTTTTACGGCCTAGTGCATAAGCACCTGACTGTTGTGCAACAAGCATTTCATCGTGGTTAATACGCAACTGGTCTAAATCATCAACCCACTCACCAGCAAAGTAATCTTCAAGAGTTACTGAGACGTTTGTGTGATCGAGATTCATAGGTGCTACATTACCATGACGAGCCTTGGTAGTAGCAAAACCTTTACCGATTTTTTGAAACGTAGTCTTATTCTTTACACCGTTAGCTGTACGAATAGTACCACGTAACTTAGAGCCTTGACGCTGGTACGCCATGTGGACGCCAGATTCAAACTCCTCGATAAAGGAGGTATCAATAGTTGGTGTTGCCATAACACCCTCCTTTGTTCAAGTTACAATTAAGCTTTGTTCTTTCTGGTTATCTATCCACTTAGGGTCGTTTCCGATTATCCCTTGCTTCAAGGCCTTCTAGTACAATTACATTTTCACATAAGAAAGAATTAGAAAATTCACATTATCCATTCTGTCTCGATAGTTGAGCAAAACCAGCCCTTACCTTAGAGATAAATGCAGGGTCTTTCTCTTTCCAATAACGTGGGTCGTTTTGCATAGACATTAAGTCTTCACGACTAATACGCTCTTGAAACTCTGAGTCTGAAGTCATGTTAAACTGAGGCTGACCATTCAGTTCCATTAATTCTTCAAACAACTGAACCATACCAGAAGATGCTGGAACATTAGCAAATACGCTATAGGCTTGTTCGCTTAAATTATTATGCGCCCACCCATCTACACGCTCTAAACGCTTTTCAGCATATTCTCCTAATGCTTCTGATTCTTGATTCCAGTCTGGCCCTCTTTGAGCATCAATCTGAATATACTCATTCATAAGACCGTTAAATTCATCTTGAGATAAACCGTAATTGTGTGCGGTATCTCTAAACCAATCTACCATTGGGTCATCATCAGCTACGCTGTATTCTAATCCTTCTGGTGCTTCAAACTGCAATTCATAGTCTGCTGGACTAATCGGTGCATTAGAGGTTGCTTCTTCGTTTAGCTCACCCACAATTTGGTTTCGTAATTCTTCTTTGCGTGTATAAAACGCTCTTTCCAGTTCGCCATAACTATTCGCTAGCTCTTCTGGCCTATCAAACTTCTCTGGAAGCCAATCAGGTCTTTCTTGAGTAGTCTCCTGAAGTTGCTCCGACTCTCCAGCCTGAACTTCGTTGGTTTCTACTTGTGCTTCTGCAGTTTCCTCAGACATTTAACAATCCCATTTCCTTAGTGCTTTGTTGATACGGCTGTTAGGGTCATTAGCCGTCTTTTTAGATGTAAGCTTCTTTTTCATACCCATCATCCGCTTACAAAAACTCTTGCGTCTAGCGGCTGCTTTTGGAGACTTCTTGGCTTGTTTAGCAGACACAGGACGCTTAATATTCTTACCCTGTCTACGCAAAGATGCACGACCTTTACGATTAAGTCCACCCCTTGGGTCTTTACCCTCTTTACGTTGCCATGCCGCTGACTTTGCCATTATGTTCTCGCTCTTGTAGGTTCTTTGCCACCGCTAGCTGGATTGGTAGCACGTTTACGAGCCACAGCTTTCTTTTTAGCGGCTGGACTCATAGATGCCGCTTTTGATGAAGGAACACATTTAGGATAACCACGACTATCACCCTTAGAGCGTCCACACTTAGGATGCTTGCCATCTTTCTTAGATGATATGTCTACCCATTTCTCATCAAACCATTTGGTGAGGCTCATTTGTATTTACCCCCCATTCTCTTATACTGCTGTACCAACTGACCCGATGCATAAGCAGAAGGCCATTTCTTAACCCTCTTCTTAACAATAGCTTTTGCTCTTGCATATAACGCTGGGTTTGCTGGTTTAGCCATCTTTACGCCCCTGTTCACATCTAGCTTTCATAATAGCGACAATCCATCTAGCACCTTCTGCATGAGCTAGAGTTTCGATTCCAGTCCCTGCAGGATATACGTTATTCGTTGTGAGCGAGTCCAAGTAGTGTATAAAATCTTTTCCAATACCACTGCCGAACAGACCATAGGCTTTACTATTAAGGTCTTTATCAACTTCTTTGCTGTACCCACGACCATCGACTGAAACATTTATCTTCTCCTTCATTGTTGCGGCATCCCTTGCTGAGCTTGCATTAGCTGTTGCATTGTTTGTACATTCTCTTGTACTTGGCTTGCTTCAGCTAAAAGCTCCTCTTGAATACCGAACTTAGCGGCTAGATACTTAATAACAGCTTCTTGGTTGTACAACACAGGAGTTATCTCAGGTCCGAAAGTAGAGGCAACGGTCTGTTGGAAGCGAACAAAATCAGACACGTCTTGCTGGTCTTGCGCTCTGAGCAGGGGAGAAACTGGCACAATACGCAATTCCCTACCGTCTACTTTCGGTATGTCTAACAGCCCTTGTTTTTTGTAGATGTAAACAATTCTCTCTACTAACGGCTGTAAAAACTCTTTCTGCATACGCCCAGCTACAGCACCCATATCTCTAGCTACATCAGCTAGCCTTTCAGATACTTCTGTAGCAGAAAGTGGTGTTCTTGCATTTGGTCTTGTGTCTAGCTCATCAATAAACAATGCTTTACGCACGTTCCTACGCATATCATCTAAAACAAGCTGTGCTACATCAAATCTGCCAGCACTCTGCAATGGAGATATACTCGATCCAGGACTTCTAGGTATAAAAGTTCCAGGCTGTATAGTTATGTTATCAGGGTTAAATACACCATCATCATCGTAAATATAGCTACCAGCGATAGCCATTTCAGCGTTTTCAAGAATTAGCTGTACTGTTAGATTCAGTGTCTTAACTGCTGGCATTGCTTGAAGCAGTGGACCACGACCCCAAACTTCAAAACCAGACTTAGACCAACGTGTAGTAATCCAAGGAATAGAACCACGTCCTTTGAACGTGTCCTTAATTAAAATCTCGTTGTCTGTCTCAGATATTAGATAGTAAGTGTATTCATCTTTAAATCTGTTTGTTTCATCATAGATAGTGGCTTCAATAATCTTGGTCTTGCGAGTTGGATTGCGCTTCTGCTCACTAGCCATCTTTTCTGAATATTTAGCATTAGGATACCGATGCTTTACTTCGGTAATATCCATGTTGTTGTTCCAGCGAAACCAGTCAGATACTCCATCCATTCGACCCGGCAATAAAGCCAAGTTGGTTGGGGGAACAGAAGAAAAGTGTAAGTCACCTTGAAAACGCCCTTCTTCAACAAGAAGGTTCATAGTTCCAATACCCAAGTCCTGTAAACCTTCGTGCATCTCTGCATTGAAGTTAGAGTTACGCAAACCTTCATGTATAAGGTCTGTAATTCTATCTAGCTCTTCATCAAGAGATTTACTTCTTAGTTCTTTTGGAAAGTCAGGACCGGGGGCGAGTCTAAATGCACGACCATTAGGAGGAAAAAAACCAAGTTGTAAGCGACTAGCAAACTTAGGAAGACCCACAACAGCAGTTTCGTCATAGATATTCTCAGTTCTACGATTTGCACTGCTTTCTTGAAAGAAGCTCTCACGATGAGGAATAGCGTAATCATAGATTTCCTCCCACAAATCAGTCCAAGAGTTCCAACGACCCTTGGCTTTTTTGTATCTGCCCATGACACGTTTTAGCTCGTCTTTATTGTCACCACCAGAAACATCAGGGTTTCCATCACCTTGGCCCGCACCGTACATGTTATCTCCTTAGTTTCTAATAGAACCACTTGTTTGGGGCTTTGACCCACCCATCTGTTTTCTGCGATAACCCACGAAACCTTCTACACCCTCATCTTGAAGCGACCTACGACCAAGTAAGTTAGATTGACGCTTTCTCTCTTGGTCAGCTTGACGCATTTTTTCATCAGCTTCTGATTTAGCAAGTCTTTCTTGCTCGGCTTTTTCTGTGGCTACTTGCTCTTCAGTTTTTTCTGGCGTTTTAGGTTTAGAAAATAAACTACCCATTTTTGTCTCCTTCGGTATCATCAAACATGATTTGCGCCCCATCTTTAATCAATTCACAATATAATTGATAAGGACTTAATACCCAGAACTTATTTAAACCAACTATATGCTTTACAAAAGAAACGCAATACATAAGCCTTGGCATATATACAGGCTTATCTCTAACAACAACATCAAGGCATGTGAAGTTTTCCATCATTGTAGCAAACAAAATATCTGCATCTTTGCCTTTGTAGCTTTCAAATCTAAAGCCATGTGTAGAAAACTCGTACTTATGCCAAATCTCATGCTCTACATCAAATTTAACTGCAAAAACGTGGCTAAAACCTTTTCTGTGCCTAGTAAAAGTCTTCCATAGTCCTATGTTTTCGCTTTCACAGAAGCAAATTATCCATTTCACAGCCCAGAAACCCTTCTTGAGAGCCTGTTCCTTGCTTTTAATCGTCCAAAGGGACTACCACCTCGCTCTACGGTGGTGTGAGAAGCTGGTCTATTGCCCCCAAATATAACTTTTCGACCTTCACCGCCACCTAAGAAAGCGTACTGCAATGCGTCATGTATGTGTGAGAACCTATTTTTACTAGGTCGTTCATCATATCGTTCATTGCCCATATTATATGTGCGCTTGTACTGATAGCCACCTTCGAACCCTGCTATTAAAGTAGTACAATTCGGGCTTACAGTCATACACGGATAGCCATCTGACATGCGGTTTAGAACACCTTCGACTGCTTCCACTCGCATAACAGCGTCATTACTTGGAGCAGGGTGAGCATTAATGCCAGCCGCACGCAATATCATAAACGGAGTTTGCTCAGACGTTTGCGCCATCTGATTACCAGCAGGGTCGCCAACAAACTTGAAGCTATGCTTATCCCAATCGTTTTTAGAGATTTCTCTTTTAAGAACTTCAGCAAATCGACCTGCGCCCATGTCTTGACCAATAACTTCATGGAATACCGTCCACCTTCCTGCAAAGCCTTGCTGAGTAAAGACAGCACTTGGAGTTCTTCCAAAGTCGATACCAACTATTACCTCTACACCATCAACAGGCTCAATAGGGGACTTTGATACATGAGATTCTTTTCTAAAGGTCGCATACACTGGCTTGCCGTCCATTAG